CAGAAACTTTTAATGACCAGTTACCAGCATCCATAGATTCTCTATAACGAGCTCTAGCTACATTAATAACATAAATATCATTTGAATCGGTTGCAGCTGCAACTGAATTATCAAATTTGAATTTAGCCAAAGTTGGGTCTAACAACATTGATTTATACTGAGCGTAAGTTGCTTTAGTTGGTAATAAACCATTAGGGTCTATATCTAAAGTAACAGAACCACTTCCATCAACATGTCCGTATGCTACTGCAAATTGAACTTCTTCAATATCAGTATCAATTGGGTCAGTTTGATATACGTTGTAATAATACTTACCACTTTGGTCAGTTTGTGATGATGCTGTAAAGAATGACATCAATGAACCAGAATCACTACTCCATAATCCAGTAGTTACTACTTCTATTTTTGCATTTACTTTATCGAATTCACCAAATCTTTTATAAAGACCAGTACCAGTTACACCGGTTGATGCGATTTGTTGACCTGCAGGTAAAACTGAGTTTAATATTTGTACAATTTGATTTGAATCAATCGTACCAGTATTAGCCAATGCTCTTATCTGGTCGGTTATATTTGGGTCATTTATTAGTGCCATTTTATATTTCTATTTTATTTTTATACGGTTGCTTTGTATGTTACAATTACAGGAATAGTTTGAGAACCTCCAGTTTCATTTCCAAATACAGTTATTGTAGTAGATACATCAAGTGTTAAGTTTGGATTTGGAGTGAATCTAAATTCCAAACCAGTAACAACTTGTGCAGTTGTTGTAATTTCATCACCCAAGAATAATGTATTACCAGTACCACTTGCTCCTCTAGTCACAGTAATTGTACCGGCTCTTTGGTCTGCTAATACCATTGTGTATCCAGCATTTGTATTTCCAGCAGGAGATGTTGTTGGAGATAATCCCACACCACCTTCATATTGATTAACACTAACTTGAGGTACACCCAATCTTACAGTTGGGATTTGTGTAGTTCCTTTTGGAAGGGTAACTAATTTATATCTCAATACTTGAGTTTCATCAGGACTAGCTTCCGTAATAGGAATAGCTCTAATTGCTGAATCGTAGTATGCAGAACCTTTTGGATGTGCTGGTTCGTAAAGCGTATAATCAATTTCATCATCACCCAAAGCGAACTTTGTAATGTTTAATGATTGACCGGATGCTAACTTTTGTCTACCTTTTTTGGTAAGAATTGCATCTACTGTGATTTCCGAGTTATCTAAATATGCCATTTGATATTGTTTTTTATCTATATTCTATAAATATAACTAATTTTTATTTTTCAATTATTAATCAACTATAAACATATGTTGTATTATACTTTTTATATTATACGGTTGGTTTGTATGTTACAATTACAGGAATAGTTCGAGAACCTCCAGTTTCATTACCATAAACAGTAATTGTAGTAGCTACATCTATTAATAGGTTTGGATTTGGAACAAATCTAAATTCTAAACCAGTAACAACTTGTGCAGTTGTTGTAATTGTATCATCTATTAATAATGTAGTTCCAGTACCATTTGCTGCCCTACTAACTATTAATGTACCAGCCCTTTGGTCTGCCAATAACATCGTATATCCTAAATTTTGATTTCCATTAGGACTAGTTGATGGTTCTAATAAAACACCACCTTCATTTTGAGTTACATTAACTGATGGTGTTCGCAATGTTACAATTGGGATTTGATTAGTTCCTTTTGGAAGGGTAACTAATTTATATCTTATTGCTTGAGTCTCATCAGCACATGCTTCAGTAATAGGAAGTGCTAAAATAGCTGAATTATAATAGTTTGGTCCTTTTTTATTTGCCGAATTATAAAGAGTGTAATCGATTTCATCATCACCTAAACAAAACTTTGTAATATCCAATGATTGGCCAGATGCCAATTTTTGTCTACCTTTTTTGGTAATTATTGCTTCTACTATAATTTCCGAATTATCTAAATATGCCATTTAATATTCTTTTACACTTTATTTCTAAAATAAATACCACTATTTAATATTTTCAAACTTAATCAACTTCAAGAATTGGTTCACCACTACCTCTACCAGTCTTAGCCACTCTAAGAATATTAGGATTGGTTGTAAATGTTTCTACTGCTGGTAATCCATCAGGAGTAGTTAATACTCCATCAACAACTCCCTGAATAGAACCATTCCAAAATGAACGTTTCAGCCCCTCTCCCAAATTATTTTTGTATATATAATGCGTTGGAAAGTAACCATTCAATGCCGTTACCTCTACAATATCGTTTCCTATACTAACGCTACCACTAAATGGTAATGTGGATACTTTATATTTGTATTTAGTTACTGGGATTTTTTCATATTTAACTTGTCCATATGGTGTAGTTGGATATCCTTCTGTTTGTGTATTTATTTTTTGAATATATTCTTGTTTTACTAAAAATATACTTTTTCTACTACCAGTTGTTTGATAATTTCCAAATAAAGGGTCATATCCTCTAACAATACCAGTACCTCTAACAGCATATAGACCATAACCAGCATTAGCAAGGGAATCTCTATCCATACCAATTTCAGTAAATGTAAATGAATCAGCCTCACCAGAAAGACTTGCTCCAGTTGGACATTGTATTTCCAAATCGTAAAATGGTGCACTACCTTCTAATAAAACTCCATCATTTGCATCAATATTACTATTGTAAGATGGATTTGTTGCTTCTAATTGTATAACATCATTTGCATCTACTATACCCATATTATTACTAACATCGCCAGATATATTTGTTACCTCCGATGCATCTAATATAGCATCTTTTGGTATAGATTCTGCATCTAATAGTACATCTTTATTTGTATCAATGAATGTTTCAAAATCATTTCTTAATGATTGTGGTTTATCCCAACGAGTTTTATTTCTTTCTAAGTAGTGTGGTTCAATTAACAATCCTTTAGATATGTTTGTTCTAACAGGAGCTAAATCAGAAAGTACTTCGAATAATGATTTATCTATATACTTTATCAATCTTATATATTCGTAGATATCTCTATTATCTAATCTTTCAAAATAATAATGTCTTAATGTATCTAATTGCGTATAGTTACTTTTATATTCATCACCAAAATCGCCAATATAATTATCAATATTAAAATCTCCAAATGCTTTTAAGATATCCATATTCAACTCCTTAATTGGAGAGAAGAATAATCCCAAACGATTTGTATCTATTGGAGCTCTATCAAATGATTTTTGAGTTGCTCTAGTTTTGTAAGAAAGGTCACCTATTAATGTTTGTTCTTCAAAACGAATTTTATTAGAAACATTAAATCCTAAAGATGGAACGTTTGCTGTTACAGTTCTATCATATGGAATATATTGGTATGGATATGTTGGTGCTGAATAAAAATTACTAGCAGTTGCAAATCCAATATTACCAACATACGATGTATCTATTGAAACGTTTTTAATGTATGGGTCTAATACTCTATCTTTAGGATATTCAAAATCCAAACGGAATACTAAATCTTTTGTTGATGAATCAAAATCGTTACCATTGATTGCATCTGGGAATAATGTATGGTTTTCAAATTTACTTCTTTGTAATGGAACAGTCCATAATCTAAACTCATCCAAATTACCAGAATATCCACTACCACCAACTTCAATATGATTACCACTTTCCCATTGGGTATCATCCGTTAATATAGACATACTCACAAATGTAGTTTGTCTAGTACCATTTGAAGTACCTAACCAAACTTCATATAAAGATGTTCCACCAGGATAATTATATCTATTAATTGCTACGTTTGAATAATTTTCAAGTGATAATGGAAACCCTAAACTTCCGGTAGTTAAATCAACACCATAAACATATGGAGAATAACTAGCCGTATCAAAGTAATATGTTGAAACAGATGCACTTATAAATGGTTCATCTACATAACTACTTAATGATACATCTCCGCCAAAATTTAATTCTAATTTTGCAAAAGAACCAGTAGTTTGTAATAAATCTAAATTCCATTGGCTTGCTGATATTAATCTTTGTGGCGTTGATGTAATAGATGCTGGTAATATTCTAAACTCAATACAATTAGGATAATCTCCAGTTTTTGTTTGTTTCCAAGGAACTTTTACCGATGAGTTATCATCTAATACTATCGCTGCGGTTCTATCATCAAATGTAAATTTAGTAACACCACCTCTAGTTGGATCTTGAGGTCCACCAAATTCCATTATGGTCAACATAGATTGAGGTACACCATAACAAGCCATTACAGCTTTAAGTGCTCTAGAAGTACCCTTATGTTTTAGTAGGTATGGTAAATTATTTAGGATTCTTCTCCATACTTCATAGTTTGCATCTTGCAAACTTCTTCCGTATTTCGGTGAACCATCTTGAGTTGTACCAAACATATATTCCCAAAGTAATTGAGAGTTAAATGCTCTTTTTTCAGTCCAACCCATTGAGTTTAACATAGAACTAACTAACTCATCTGGTATTCCAAGCTCCTCTTTATGTTCTACTTTTTTTGCTTTTTTTATTCCATTTATATAAACCCATAGAATATCAAAATGCTGTCCAATCATATCTAAGAATAAAATAAAATCGGCGTTATCATAATCTTCAGTTATATAAGCTGGAAGATTATTACGCATTGCATATGAATTGTATTTATCAAATTGTTCCGAATCATTTAAAGCGGTATCGTACCAACTAGAAACTAATGGATTTGTTATAGGTCTTAATACTCTGTATGTTATAAGTGTTGTTGAATTAAAATAATCTTCTTTTGGATATGCTAATCCATTTTCAGATTTAAATAAAAATTTCTCAAATCCATCAAATGTTTTTATTAAATTACTTATTTTTTCAGCAATTCCATTTGCTTCAATTAATGCATATGGTGCTGGAATTACCTGTGGTACTTCAAATTGTAATTGTAAGATTGGGTCTATTTGCTCACCAATTAATATTTCATTACCTTCAATTTCAGGAGTACCATCGCCGCCGTTATCTTCTGTCAATAAATAACCAATTGGAAATGTTGTTTGTGTTAAACTCAAATACTTTGATTGGTACTCTTGTAAAATATTTATTTTATAATAAAAGTTTTTTAATCGTTCAGCTGCAGAACCAAAGTGTACAAATTGGTCAAATGTATATGAAGACCCACTTGCATATTGAATATTTAATTTTTCCGTATCAATATTATTCTGAGATGATATCTTATTTAGAATATCATTTGATGTAGTAGAACCACTTGCTATTAAATCATCAAATATTTTAAAAGCAGTTCCGTTATCAGGCTCTAATAAAAAATTAGGTCCTTTTAGTGGTGCACAATAGCTTGTATCAACTCCACTAATTGTTATTGTTTCAACTATTGGGTCAGCTTGTAATTTAGAAATCCAAACTTGCTGATTTGGTTGTATATTTGTTTCTAATGGTTCGTATAATTTTAATATAAGTGAATCATCATCACCTGTCCAAGTTGTAATTACTTTATTATCACCATCACCAATATGCAATAAGTGAGTTAAGTATTTTGAGGTTTCATCTGCAAAAATAGTTTTATCAAATTGTGCAATAAATCCTTCCGCAATTCTACTAATAGCAACCTCTCTAGGAATAGTTAAATCACCCTTATCAAATTGAATTGTGATTATTTCTTTTTTACCAATTACAGTTTGTCTTCCACTTACATTATATGGAACTAATATTAATTGTAAATTTATTATATCTTGGTCTTCGGAAACATTAGTACCAGCATTGATTAATAATTGCTTAAAATTAAATTTATGAGTACCATTTTTTGGTAATTGTGCAAAATTAGAATTACTACTACCAGCATAAATTTTAACATAATCGGTATCTACAGAATCATATGATATATTAAAATCAACATCAGTACCAACATAATCAGGTCCTCTTAATATAGATGGATATTGTATATTTCTAATATCAGGAAAACCAACCCATATATCATCTACAGCTACTAATGATGTTTCTATAAAATCACCATCACCAGCCGAATTACGTGGTACTAATTTTATAGAATATTTTCCAATTACATCAAATGTTTTAGATGGTATTATAATAATAGCACTTTGTCCACTAACATCAAATTGATATGTTTTATCTTTTACATATGCCGTTATTTTACTAACACCTCCAACTAAATTTACTCCAATTGGTACTGCTGCATCTGAATTAATATTGTATTGTGTAAAATCTTCCGATACTAATTGTGCCGGATTTGCGAATGATATTACAGGTAAAGTAGCTTGTGTTATTGAAAAGTTTTCACTAGTAATACTAATGTTTAAATTTCTATCTGCTCTTATTTCAGTAGATATACTTTCTAAACCAGAAGTTGCTTCTATTGTTTCTGTTACCAATCCCTCACCACTAACTACTATTTTAGTAATTCTGTATAAGTTTATATCCGATGTTTGTATTGAATAAAATAAATCAGATGAAGGAAAATCTTCAAATTCGGTATTACCGCTTGTTAAATTAAATTCTTCATTTGATATATCATCTCCATTTTTTACAATTAAAACAGAATTATTTGGCCCATCAACTGCAATATTTAATTTAATTTTTGTAGGAAGTGGGTCTGTTGGGTTTCTTACTACGTCATTTTGAGCTAATGTAAAATCAATAGATTTGTCTTGAGCATCTACATCATAACTATAATCATTTTGAAGTACATCTCCTACAAACTTTCTTATTCTAAATGTATATGCCGGTGTTGTTGAATAAACACTTTTATAAGTTTCAGGATCGTATCTATATAAATTATTAGTATCGCTTGTATAATTTGGAAGACCCCTAGTACTATAAGCTACTAAACTATCATATGGATTTATATCTAAGGCTACATAGGGTACATAATATTTTGGATTTTCTACAACATCTACTATAAATTTTTCATTTGAAGAATATCCTTCTTTTTTTACAGTAATAGTTTTAGAACCATTAATCAACAAATCACTTAACGATACGGAAAGTCCGTAGCTTGTAGTTTGGTATATTGATGTATCATTTACATAAATGCTAGCATCAGTATTCGATTTAATATAAAGTACATTTTTGTTATCAGTATTAGCTACATTTGGAGTATCTACGATTGGTATGAACCCTGCACTACTTCCACCACCACCGCCATATGAAATTCCAGCGCCAGAGCCACCACCTATACCAATACCCAATTCATTATCGAGATTGTTTAGTTGTTGTGCTTCTCCTACACCAAACCCATTATCAAAAGCGTTTTCGTCTACTGCTCTCATTTTTTAAATTTATATTATGTATATTCTATTCGTTCTCTACCCATACCACCATCTGCCAAATTCTGTCTATCCAATGTATCGTATTCTCGGTAGATACTGCCTCCTCCTCCGCCGCCTCCTCCACTTGATGGTGGTGTTGGTGGTTCATATGGTGGTTCATCAACAGGCGTTACTATTATTGGTTCAGGTTCTACCGGTAAAACTTTTATTTTTTCAGGTGGTGGGGGTGTGGGAATTTGTTTTTTAATTTCTTCCTCCAACTTTAATTCCTTACTTGTTAATATTGGTTTTATTAATTCTGCTTTTTGAAGTATAGGACTTGTTGTATCTATTGTATTATTTGAATCAATTCTTTGTAATACTTTACCAACAATATCAATACTATCATCTAATCCAGCATCATAAGTAGCTTCCTTTTTAACATCCGGTTTTGATAGATAAAAATCAATACATTGAATTAATATATTCTTACAAATACTTTCTATTTGATTTACTGATAATTCTATTACTGGTCTTTCCGTTTTAGGTTTACCATATTTAATATTTTTAATATCTGATATTCTATTTGTGAATTCGTAAAATGATGCTTCAACAAATTTTTCAAATACTTGAGTTGAAAATATATCCAAACTAGATATCTTAAATTCCGTATTCATTTTTTCCAACCATTTAGTCGAATATTTTGATTTTAAAAAATTATCAATTACACTTGGGTTTACTTTCTCAATAAAATTAAATGCTAAATTTATAGTATCATCTCTAAATTCACCATTATTTATAAATAAATCAAATCTTTTCTTAAGTTCCGCATTTAACTCCAAACCTCTCTTTAAAGGTAATAATCTTACCTCTGTGCGTGATGGTGATATTTCAGCTATCCATAAACTATCCGATGGGAGCTCACTACCAACTCTTTTGTTAAGTAATGTTATTTGTGTTTTAAATATACCATTATCATATCCAGCTTCTCTTAAAAGTCTTTCAACATCTATAAAATATTCAGATGGGAATTGATATTTTTTAAGTACAGTTCCTTCAGCTATTAAAAAATAATCTTTAATATTTGCAGTTGTTAATGGAATGTATCTTACCAACTCATCGTTTATTTGAGGTAATTGATTATCGTTTAAATCATATACAATAAACTCAATAGCATCTTTTTCGCCAAATCCAAAGAAGGACTCAAGGTTACCTTCTTCAAATATTTTTCTATCGTTTGAAGATATTCTATATCCCTGATTATTTAATATTTCCTTAAATGTTTTTATTGCCATGACAACTTATTTCTTTTACTCATTTGCTTATCATATACATAGTAACAATATTGTTTTCCTACATTATGAATAAGTTTACCTATCCAATTATCTTTTGGTAATGTACCCACTACATAAGCCATATGCTCAGTCCAAGGTTTAACCATCATATAAATCCACTTAGTATTTTGTGGTTTAGCTTTCATATACTTAACTACATTTCTAGCCCACATCATATATCCTAATACCAAACGAGGGTCTTTTTCATACATCATCTCACCATAAATTTCATCGGCGTTCCAAATGTGTTGAGGTAAGAAACCTTGATTGTATAATTCGTTACAAATGATTTTCTTCTTTTTAGTAGTTGCATTTGTAAGTTGTTGGTTAGCTGCAATCAATTGTGTTTGGTTAGTATTCAATTGAGTATTTATCTGATTTATAGTTTGGTTAAGATTTATTATCTGATTTTGTGCAGATGTTAATTGTTCATTTAATAATGCGTTCTCTTGTAATAACGAAGTATTTCTTGCACTTAATGAAACTCTTTGAATAGATTCTGCGGTTGCTTTTTGTATTGAGTTTTGTAAACTACCAATACTACTTTCTATTTTTAAATTAGCTTGTTGTGTTTGATTTTGTGATACAGCCAAAAGTAAATCTTTAGAATCCATTTCAACCAAAAGACTTTGAGTTACTATTTCCAATTCTTTAACCTTTGATGCTAAATCAAGAGTAACTGTGTTTAATCTTTCAACTTGCAATGTTAAATCACTTATAAGTTGAGTTGCTTCATTATAAGATGTTAATAAAATTGTTGGTGGTAATGATGGCGCATCCGGAGTAATCAATTCTACTATATTAGTATCTATTGATTTTATAACTTCAACCTCATTGTATTTTGGTTTTGTTAATTTACCAGAAAGGATACCATCAGTCGCAACAGATCCACTAAAGATATGAACACCAAAATCATTTTTAGTTTTGATTGCCAATGAACCACTAACTAAAAGTTCTGATATTTTATCTTCATTTCGTAAACCTGTCTTTATTAATCTCTTTATCATTTCTAATTCTTTGCTATACTAAATGTTATATTATCATCAAAATATTGAGAACCACCATCTTGCTCAATCATAAATTCTATTTTATAAACTCTATCAGCTTCCCAATTTGATAAATTAAGTTTTATATAATTTCCATCAGCATCGCAACTTATTTTAGAATAGTTGCCAAATGGAATTATAATATCATTGGATGCAAAATCTCTTATTTGATAATATGTAGTTTGCGGTAAATACTTTTGAGTAGTATATTGGAATTGATTTGAAAAAGTTTTTAATGGATATAATTCTCTACCAAATATTCTTATTTTAGCAATACTATTTAGTTTATATTCTTTCTTTAAATTATTAATACCAATTTTAATATCTTCTGCAGTCAATGCTATTAATGAACCGGTTACATATAATTGGTCATCCCAACCTATTCTAATCTTTGGTTGATATATCGTATGAGTCTCTTTACTAAAGAATTTAATTACACCATAATCTTCGGTATTTGATTCTACATCATTTGAATTATCTGCGTTTGCATATTTTAAAATAAATCCATCATTTGGTATAGAACCACTCATCCAAACTCTTAACATAGATTTTACATCCATATTAATATCAGAAGTTTGATAATTAAATGATTGAGAAGCTGCATATTGTGTCCACCAAGTTCCACCCACGCCATTGTTTATACTAGCCGTTGTAAATGAATTAAAATTGTTTTGCAACCAATCCAATTTAGTATCACCTTCTCTATAATTCCAAGTTGCACCCTGTGTTGATATATTATCAAAACGAGTACCAGTACCCATTTGCCAACTACCAGATAGTGCGCTTGCATATATTGTATATTCTAATGGAATTTCATTTGTTTGAGTTTCTCTTAAAATTAAAGTTGCATCATTAAATCCAATACTATTATCTGATATTGATTTTGATATATATCCTACATCAAATTTTACTAAGGCGTGAGATACATCTTTTATGTTCCCATAATATATTTTACTTATTTCTAAGATTTCATCAAGCCCAGTATTTTGATTGGGTTGTTGAAGATAAAGCGTTGCATCTTTTGATGCTGTTAAAAAGTAGTATCCCATTATTTTGCTCTTCCTTTTATGTCCGAATCCGGATATTTAATTTCAAAAATAGATGGGTCTAAAGATGGATATACAATCTTAGCTTTAGTTGCCGCTTCTATATTATATGAATTTGGTGCGTACTTACCTCCGCATTTATTTACTATTAATAAATTTGGAACAGATGAAACTCCTTCTATATTTGCTATTAATAATTCAACTTCACTCAAATTTATGGTTTGATTAAATTGCCAATTATCAATCTTAAAGTAATCTTTCAATTCAGAAATACATTTTGCCAATACCTCACTCTTATTATAATTCTGATAAACTGATATCTCAAATTCAATACCTATGTTTATAATAAACCCATCATTAATATTAATACCATCCGTTAATAATCTATACTCATTTAGATACGTCTTTACATTTTCTTTAACACCTCTACTAAGTGGTACTAATCTTCCAAATAAATCATACCCTAACAAATACAAATTAATTGCAAAAGGATTATTTTTTTCATTTTCATTTGAAGTCTTTCCAATTAAATAATTTGTAATATCTTCTTTTACAGATTGTTCAGATGGTTCTTCGCTATCAGGCATATTAACAAAGTTCATTACCAAATCAGTAAACTCTTGTAAATTGTTTGGAGATGCTAATATAGATGCGGGCGAATTATTATCAATTGTACCATCAGCCACAGCGTAAGCTTTTGCAACTGCTCCAAATTTTGCAGGCATTGATAAAACTCTTACTTGATAATCCTTTGCGGTTACTGCTCTATTTTGAGAACCAAAGTTTGCTAAAGCATTTTGTCTAATTTCTTCAACAGTCTCACCACCTCTACCTCCGGCAGCTGTAACTTCATTATCAATAGCTACAGAGTTTTTAGTAGCGTTATATATTGCCCTCTCTGCATCAGTTAGTGCTTGAGTATCTTCTTCAAACTCTATTTTATTGATTCTAGTCAATTGTCCAGTTGCTACATTTGATTTAACACCACCGCCAGTTAAATACTTAACAGTTATTGTTGTTGCTGATGGTGATGTTCCATATGTTTTTGTTTTCAAAAAGTTTGTAGGGTCAAATGATTCTTCTAATCTACTGATAGAATTTGGTAATCCCAATCCTACATTTTTAAGATTTGGAATTAATTGCTCATCGGATGCTGATGAATCACCTGCACCGAATTGGATAACAGTTCTACTTTCCTCATCTACTTTTGCAACAAATCTTCTTGGAGTTTTTATTGTTTTTAAAATGTATGGTACAGTTGTTTTAAATTGATACAAATCCGCATCATTTATTTCTGTATTTGGTACATCTATAAAAACCATTTCTTGTGCTAAATATGGCACTTCATACCATTTATTATTACCACTATCTCTAACATCATAAATTTGAATTACATCAGTTTCATCCAATACTATTTTTTCAAATGGAGAATATGAATTAAATGTAACTGATTTCTCTTTTAACTCACCAGATATTACTTGAACGTACTTTTTAATTAAATAAAAACTTGGCTCTCCCGTTGCAGCATCTCTTTGATAAACACTAACCTCTCTACCATTTTCATCAGAAAAATCAACAGCGTCTGTTGTTCTAAATACAATACCATCTTTTGTTGAAATTGATTGCAATCCTTCTTTAATTCTTAAAAAATATTTTGTATCAGGTAAATTATTTATTCCAGTTCCAATTGAAGGAACTAATTGATAAACCGATAATGTTGTGATTGCTGGGGATGTTACTTTTGGTTTATATCCTAAATATTGAGATAATGCTAATACACTTTTTATATCTTCAGCATATACCATCAATGATTCTTTTAACGTATCATCAATATAATAAGATAAAGAATCTCCTATATATGATGCCATTTCAATAAACATCATACCAGGCGATGATTCATTAAAGTCAGAATATGTTTTTGGGAAATAATTTTTTGCAAACTCTACTAGATTATTTCTAAATCCAATAAAATCCTTATCAAGATATTTTATATCCTTTCCTTTATTTTTAAAATTTTTATTTGTTACAGTTATTCCCATTTTTTATTTATTAAGCTGCTATTGTGAAAGATACAGTGTTTAAATCAGGTTGATTTAATAATCCAAACGTAACAGATACATTAACTAAGTTATTATCTCTATTATTATTTGTACTTTCTACATCTATTTGTTCTATTGTAACATATGGTAGCCATTGTTCCAATGCAATTGTTATAGCATCTTCAATTTTACCAGGCAAAGTATCATCATTAAAATCAAAAAGTAATTCCTGCAAACCACTACCAAATTCCGGTTGCATTACTCTCTCTCCCTTTTTAGTTAATAATAGATTTTTTACATTTGATTTAATTTGCTCATTTGTTGTAAAGGTTTGATTGAACGCAGTATTACCGATTTGGATTGGTAATGATATACCTATCGCATAATCTTCATACTTTTTAGTATCTTGTACTAATTTTTGTCCTAATACAATTGCCATTACTTCTTCTTAAATCTTTTTACAAGTTCTGAATAATCTCTATTCAAAGCTTTATCTATTTCAGCTACTCCAGTGTTTACTCCCAATCCAGTTGGTTGAGGTCCTTTAGCCATTTCACCATAACCCATTTTTTCAGCTATTGCACTTTTACCTACAATTGAACCCATGTCACCTTGTCCAAAGTTCATTGTTCTAAATCCACCATCCCCTTGCGGAATACCACCTCTTGTTTCATTGAGGATTTGATTAATCATTGGGTTTTTGCTGTATTGTTTGATTGGTGCGGTTTTTTGTTGAACCGATTCTATGATTGGTTCATCTTCTAAAATAGCCTTAGCCATTGAAATACCCTTTGATTGTGGTTTTGTTGCTACTTTTGTTTCAGATAGCATCTTTTTCATTTCAGCCTTCACACCTTCCTTAATTAAAGCAGGTAATTGCTCTTTAAGCTCCTCTTTAATCAGAATTTGAATGGCTTCTAATAGTTTATCCAT